CTACCTCCCCCGCGCCCCCAGGCTGACCGCCCGCGCCAGCATCTGGGCGATCTGGGCCTCGGATCGCAGCAGGGCCTCGGCCCCGCCGTCCACCGCCACATGGACGGTCACAGCCCCGCCCGTCGCCGGTCCGATCTCGCCGCCGACGCTCGGGCGAAACACCTCCGGCCCCCGTTCCCCGACCAGATAGGCGCCGCCCCCCAGCACCGGCCCGCCGTCGGCCCTGGCCCCGCCGAAATTGGCCCCGCCGAAACTGGACGCCGCCGCCTGGATGGCCGCGCTCAGACCGCTTCCCGATCCGCCGGACCCGGCCGCCGCATTCACCGCCTTCAGCACGGCCTGGGCCAGCTCCGACAGGGACACCTCTCCGTCCGCCGCCGCCCGCGCCAGCGACCGGGTCAGGCTTTCGCCCGCCCGGCCGAAGGCCGCCTCTATGGCGTTCGCCGCCGCCTCGGCCGGCCCCTTCAGCGCCTCCAGCGCCGCCCCCGCCTCGGCCGCCTTCAGCGGCAGGTCGTCGATCCCGTCCCTTCCGAACTCATCCGTCATCGGGCCAGTCCTCCATCAGTTTCGCCAGGCCCGCCCGGCCCATCGGCGCCGTCCCGCGCGGCGCCTCGGTCAGCATCCGCCATTCCTTCAGCGACAGCCGCCAGAAGGCCTCGGGCGCAATCCCCATCCGCATCGCCGCCCGCATCATCTCGCCCCAGGGCGTCGCGCCCGTCATCTTCCGGCTTGACCGGAGGACGCCTCAAAGGCCGCCGCCACGGCCCGCGCCGCCTCGCGCGGATCGACCGCCTCGACCTCCGGCCGGGCCTCGCCCCCGCCGCGCAGCACCGCCGCCAGGACCACCATCAGATCCCGCGCCGACAGGGTCTTCATCCGCTCGGCCGCCGCCGCCAGACCCTCGACGCCCAACCCGGTCTCGATCTCGGCCAGGGCCCCCAGGGTCAGACAGACCCTGCGCCGCACCCCGCCCAGCATCACCGCCGCCTCGCCCCGCGCCTGGTTCATCGTCGCTTCCAATCTCAAGTGAAAAACGCCGGGGCCAGTGCTAGTGCGAGTACGAGTGCTAGGGCCAATCGACATTGGGCCTGCCGCCGTCCTGCGCGCAGCCGCCAACCCAAGAGAGGCGCCTCGGGCGTTGAAGACTCTATTCGATTGAGTGTCGGTCTTCCTTCCCGCGTCAGCGGAAGGGAAAACGTCTGGCGGCGTAACGCCGATTGAGGGTGGGTTCATCACAACGGGCACGACGAGGTCACGGCGAACACGGCGCGTTCCGATGGCGTCGTGACCGCTGTGAATCCGCCGTGATCGCTGTGATGAACCCGGTCGCCGCATCAAGGCCCTCTGACGCGGGAAGAGCGGCCTGACCGCAGTAAGCTGAATGTCGATTGAACCTAGCGAGCGTCTACTCAGCCGCCCCGCCGTTCTCCGCTCACCGGCGAAGCCCGCTCACTAGCACTAGCACCAGCACTCACCCCCTCACGCCGCCGAAAACCCGACCGCCCCAGCGCTGGCCAGGCTCAGGGCGAAGGTCGCCTCCCCCTCATGCGTTCCGGCGTATTCCAGGGCCGCTACCAGGAACGGCCCCTCCAGCACGCCGAAGTCCGGCACCACCAGCCGCCACCGCTTGGCCGCCTGATCGAAGAAGGCTTCCCGCACCAGGGCGTCCGAGGCCGCATCGCGGAAGATCCCCTGGCCCGACACCGCCGCCGACTTGACCCCGGCGCCGGCCAGCAGTTCGCGCCACCGTCCGGCGCTGTCGCCGTCGGTGGCGTCCACCGTGCGCGCGTTCAGCGAAATCGTCCGCGCCCTCAACCCCGCCACCGTCGTGAAGACGCCCGGCGCGCCCTCGATCTTCAGCAGCATGTCCTTGCCCGCCTGTGCGGTCATCTTGTCCTCGCTTTGCTCCTGAGTGGCGGGTGGCGAGTGACGAGTGGCGAGGAAGGTCGTCGCAACGGCTCCCCCCGCTGCTTCCGCCTTCCCGACCCAACTCGCCACTCGCCACTAACCACTCGCCACTTCCTCGGTCACCGCCCTCAGCCGCACCACCGCATAGGTCCGCCGTCCGTCGCTCGCCCCGAACACGTCGGCGAAGGTCGCCCTCAGGGTCGCGGTCCGCACCCCGTCCGCCTCCAGCACCGCCTCGTGCAGACAGGCCCGCACCGCCGCCGCCATCGCCTTGGCCTCTTCCGCGCCGAGGAAGCGCGACACCCCGGTCAGGGTCAGCCTCTGCTCCACCCCGCCCCCGTCCGCCGCCAGCGGCCGGCTCTCGCATCGGCCCAGCGCCAGATAGGGGCAGGCCGCGCCCTCCGGCGGCCGGTCGAACACCCGCCCGCCGATCAGGGCCGACACCGCCGCATCCGCCTTCAGGGCCGCGACCACCGCCTTTTGCAGGGCGCTCTCATGATCCTTCATCGTACCCGCTCCAGCTCCAGCCGCAGCCGCCCCGGCCGCAGAGGATCAAGGCCGACGATGTCCCAGTCGGCGCCGCCGAACCGCAGCACCCGCCCGACCGCCAGCCGCGCGTCGGCCCGCGCCTCGGCGCTCAGCCGCTCGACCGTCCGCCTCTGATCGCCCTCGCCCCGTTCGACCCGCCGCCGCGTCCCGCAGGTCAGCCAGGCCGAGCCGACGGGTTCGAAGCTCACGCTGCGCCCGCCATAGGGGGTCTCGGCCTCCACCGGCCGGAACAGGCTCGCCAGAACCCTCACAGCCGCACCGTGCGATAGGGGGCGGTCCATTCGTCGATCGACAGGTCCGCCGCCGCCTCGCCCCGCTCATAGGCCCGCAGCACCAGCATCAGGATCGCCAGCCTCAGCCCCGCCGGCGCGGTCGAGGTCAGGCTCAGCCCCACCTCCGCCTCCACCCGCGCCTGGGCCGCCTCAATCAGGGTCTGGATCAGGCCGTCCTCGGCCTCATGCTCGACCCTCAAAAACAGCTTCGCCTCCGCCGCCGTCACCGGTTGCGCCATCGAAAATCTCCGTCGTCAGAAATCAGTCTCCTCCCCATGCAATGGGGAGGGGGACCACGAAGTGGTGGAGGGGCTCTTCAACGCCCGCAGAGCCCCTCCGTCACGGCGCGAAGACGCGCCGCGCCACCTCCCCGTCGCTGCGCGACAGGGAGGAGACGACCCGATCAGCTCGCGGAGAACTTCATGACCTTCACGGCGTCGAAGTTCTGCACCCCGCCGCCGACCCGCTTGGTCGTGTAGAACAGGACATAGGGCTTGGCCGAATAAGGGTCGCGCAACACCCGCACCCCCGCCCGATCCACGATCAGATAGCCCCGCTGGAAGTCCCCGAAGGCGATCGACAGACTGTTGGCCGCCACATCCGGCATGGTCTCGATCTCGGTGACCGGATAGCCCAGCAGGCTGGCCGTCTCGCCCAGCCGCGTCGCCGGCTGCCAAATATAGTTGCCGTCCGCGTCCTTGAACTTGCGCACGGCCGAGACCGTCTTCCGGTTCATCACGAACCGGCCGTTCGGCCTATACTGGGCCTTGGGCGCATAGATCAGGTCGATCAGCCGGTCGGTCGGACTGTCGGCCGCGAACCCGCCTGCGGCGCCCGAGGCCACATAACCGATCTGGCCCCAGACCTGACCCGCGTCCGCCGCCGTCGGATAGGCCAGAAAGCCCTTGGGCTTGTTCACCCCGTCGCCGGCCACAAAGGCCTGGGTCTCCTGGGCCGCAAAGGCGTCCTCGACCTCGGCCGCCAGCCATTCGTCCAGATCGACCATGGCGTCGTCCAGCAGGGCCTGGGTCGCCGCCGGATTGGCGTACAGATCCGCCGAGGGGAATTCCAGCAGGGCCAGGGTCGCCGGATCGGTCTCGGGCCGCGCCGCCGTCTCCGCCACCCAGCCGCAGGCCACGCCCGCCGTCGAGACCGGCTTTCGGAACACGCCCGCCGCCACCGTCCTGACCGTCGCGATCTCGCGCATCGGCGAGGCCGCCATCAGCCGCCGCTCGATGGCCCGCTCGGTCTCATAGGGCGCGACATAGCCGCCCGAGGTCGCCCCCGTCGAAAGTCCCGCCTTGACCTCCAGGGCGCCGGCCAGTTGAGGCGAGTGGCCCGTCTTCAGATAGCCGTCCCACGCCGCCTTCGCCTCGGGCGCCGACACAGGCTCCACCGGCTCGCCGCCGATCGCCGGACGCCGGTTCTGGCTCATCACCCGGTCCAGCCGCGCCTGGGCCGCCGCCACCGCCTGGTCGATCCGGGCGACCTTCTCCTCCAGCAGCACATCGGCCGCCGCCTTCTTCTCGATCTCGCCCAGCCGGGCGTCATTCGCCCCTTTGAACGCCTCGAACGCCGCCATCATCTCGCGCACGGCGCCGTGCGCCTCGGGATGGCCCGAAGCCTGTTTGGTCTCTTTCATGATGTCTCCGGTGTGAAGGCGCCCGTCTTCGGCGCCGCGTGATCCGGGCGTGGCCCGAAACCTGTGATGGACGGCAGCCGTCCCTCGAAAATCGTGCTACTCCGCGTGACGGAGGAGCTTCACCCATGTTCAGTCTCGTTCTCGCCTTCGCCGGCGCCCTGGCGCTTCAGACGCCGCCCGACACCTCCGGCCTGCCGCCCGAACAGGCGAAACAGGTCAATCAGGTCTTCGCCGGCATGACGCGCATGTTCGAAACCCTGGGCACGTGCGAACGCCAGTTCCCGCCCGACGTCGCGCAAGAGGTCCGCGCCGCCCTGGCCAATGAGACCGATCCGGAAAAGAAGGCGGCCTCCGAGTTCCTCCTGGCGGCCTATGAAAAGGGCAAGGCGTCCCCGCGCGCCGCCACCATCTCCTCCGACGAATGCACGGCGGAAATGGAAGCGATCACCGCCGAAATGCAGGCCCTCCAGGCCAATATCGAAGCCGCCACGCCCAAAAGCTGAAGCCGCTAGAATCGGGATCGCGGTCATCTGGCGCGATCCGCCCACGGCCCAGACCGCTCAGCCAGACCCGTCATCCTCGGGCTTGACCCGAGGATCGGCCCCTGGCCAGGCTCTGCGCCCGCGTCTTTGCTCAAGCGGCGGATCGCTCGATCCTCGGGTCAAGCCCGAGGATGACGGTCTTAGAGTATCATTCACGATCGGCCCGGCCCCGTCACACCCCCGACACCCTAAACCGCGCCCCCGGCAGCATGGGAAACGTCACCAGCGACACCTCCCACAGCTCGACCCCGCTCAGCACCCTCAAACGTCCCTGACGCCGCGCCCGCGCCGTGCGGTATCCGATGGACAGCCCGTCCATCGCCCCCGCCCGGCTCAGGGCGGCGGCGAAGCGGGCCTCGGGCGACCAGTCCTCGATCCGGCCGCGCACGAACAGGCCGCGTTCGTCCTCGCGCACCTCGTCCCAGACCCCGACCGGCGCCCGGCCGTCGTGCTGGTTCAGCATCCGCACCCCTTCGGCGCCCGTCTTCGCCAGACTGTCGGCGAACGCCCCCGCCTGGACCACGTCCCCGTTCAGATCCGCCACGCCCCACAGGGAGGCGTAGCCCTGGATCAGGAGTGGCGAGTGGCGAGGGGCGAGGGGCGAGCGAAGTCGCGCCTGCCTTCGTCCAATCGCCTGGTTCGCCTCACCACTCGCCACTCGCCACTCGCCACTAACCACTCACCCGCCCCCCTCCAGCCGCCGTTCGATCCGCTCGACAGCCGCCGCCGTCGCCTCGCCTTGGGTCTCCAGCCGCGCCAGCCGTTCGGCCACCAGCCTCTGTTCCCCGACCCTCTGCTCCAGGGTCGCGATCCGCGCCGCCGCCCCGCCCGCCCAGACCAGTCCGCCGATGGTCTGCACCACCACCGCGATCACCAGGGCGGTCGGCACGCGCCGGACCTGAGAGTCGTCGCTCATGCGTCACGTCTCCCTCGCCACTCGCCACTCGACACTCGCCACGCCTTCCTCATCCCTCCACCCCCGCCATCCGTCGCCGCTCCGCGTCCGTCAGGAAGCTGGCCGCCTCCAGCCGCGCCCACAGGGCGTCGCGTTCGGGCTGCAAGGCCGGCACGGCCTCCAGATCGGCCCGCACCTCGCAGCCGGGGAACCGTCCGCCCAGCCAGCCGGTCATCGCGCCCGCCGCCTTGCGCACCAGGGGGATGACCGTCTGTCGCCAGAAGGCGGTGTTGGCCTCGCGATAGTTGGAATAGGTGGCGTCCCCCGGTATCCCCAGCAGCTGCGGCGGAACCCCGAAGGCCAGGGCGATCTCGCGCGCCGCCGCATGTCGCCCGGCGGTGAAGTCCATCTCGGCGGGGGTCAGGCTCAGGGGCTTCCAGTCCATCCCGCCTTCCAGCAGGATCGGCCGCCCGGCGTTCTCCACCCCGGCGTAGGCGCTGGACAGTTGGGCCTTCAGCGCCTCGAACTGTCCGTCGGTCAGCCGCTCGCCGCCCTTGGCCCCATAGATCAGGGCGCCGGACGGCCGCGCCCCATTGTCCAGCAGGGCCTTGTTCCAGGCCCCGGCCGCATTGTGCGCATCCACCCCTTGCGCCGCCGCCTCCAGCGGCGACAGGCCGTACCAGTCGTCCAGCGGATGCCACAGCTTCAGCTGCATCACCGGCGCCCAGCCGTCAGCCGCCCGCCCGATCCGGATCGACCGTCCGTCTACGGAATAATCCCACGCCTCGGGCCAGCCCGACCGGCCGGGAACCACCTTGACCCGGTCCGACCTGAGCGCCCACAGCTCCTCGGGAACCGCGTCCCCCACCGCTTCCACCCAGGCGTTGCCCGAGACCTGAAGCGATCCGTAAACCGCCTCCATCAGCTCCGCCCCCGACTGTTCGGGATTGGGCCGGCGGATCAGCCGCGCCAGCGGATGGGTCTCGTCGCGCACCCCGTCCACAAAGACCGCAAAGGGCGCCGAGGCCGCCGCCTCCGCGATCATGCGGATGCAGCGATAGGCCACGGCGTTCTTCTGATAGCCTTCGCGCGCCAGGCCGGCGTAGTCATTGCCCGTCCACCGCGCCCGCCCGACGCCCGACAGCAGCACCGCCGTCCGACTGGTCTTCGCCTCCGGCGCGCCCGGATCGGGCGCACGCCCGCCCCGGCCGAACGGCCACCGCATCCCACCCAT